TTTGTTCCTTTAAATCGTAAAAATAATTTGTATCATCACCTGCTGTCCATTTAGATTTATTTTCTACAGAGTAATATTCTGTTGACACTTTAAAATCAGGTTGCTTTGTTTCTGATGGTGTAAGTGATTTGTCGTAATAAATAATTCTATTGTTAGGTTGTGCTGCATAGTGACCGTTGTCAAGTTCTATTATGTTAAATGATTTATGTTCTTCTGGCACTTCACTGTAGCTGGTGTTTAATGTGTTGTGGTCAGAGTGACAGTTGTCAATTGTAAATAAATATTCTCCGTGATGCCATTTTTTAGATGGTGATAAATATTTGCAGCGTACACCTGCAAGCGATTGTTTTTCTATAACTGTAACATGGTAACTAAATGCGTCCCACAGTTCTAACTCTTCTAGTGCGAAATCATCTTTAACATTAGGGTCACTAACAAAAGCACTAATAGGGAGCTTATCGTATAGAGCACCATATTCCGGCAGATACGTTTCAAAGTAGAGCGCTCGGCCTTGGATAGATTTACAGCTAATCCAAACACCTTCTACGTATTCCCCATGTCCTTTTTGATGATCATATAAATATTGTTTCTTAACAAAAACTTTGACTGGAGGTAGGTTTGCTACCAGGAAGGACATATCAGTCCTTTTTCATCATTTTTTTGTAACTTGCTGTTAGATTTTTATTGACAGCAGAATCACTGTAGTTTTGTTTCATTAATGTTTTAGAAAACTTCTCTGCACGTTCAGATGCTTTTTTTACATTCTTAACTGTTTTTTTTACGTCTTGGTTTAGTTTATTTTTTTCTGATGCGCTTTTAAATGCTTTTCTTTTTGCGTCGAATTTTTTCTTTGCCGTGTTTTTAGAACCGCGGCCCAAGGCTTTGCCAAATCCTCGTAGTGCTATGCCAAATATACCCATTATTTACCCCTCATGTAAGTCTTGTTAGGGTGATAGTATAACCATTTTATAAATTTATTCCAGTATTTTAGCATGCCTTTGTTAATTGGGGACCCCCTGCAACGAATGCGCCTGGGGTCCACCGAGATGAAATGAAGTTGAGAACATTACATGTACATGAACTGCGACAATTTGGCAATAAAAAAGTTACTTTGTCCTTGTTTTGTTCTGTAGGCTATGCTATACGACAGTTAAATGTCGATGTTGCAACATTGACAGAGTATGGCTGAACAACTGTCACAAGGTAGTAAGGCACACTTAAGGGGAAGTACGGACAAGTGTCTGAGATAACCAAGGGTGGTACTGAAGTACTCGTTAACATTTTAGGATGTTTGACTTGTCGGGAAAAGGTTGGGGGTAGTCAAAGAACCCCCCTACTCACTTAAATAAGGAGAACTAGAAATGATAACAAAAGATAAATTTACAGAGTGGCTTAATAAGTCCAAGCGCAATGATAAATTAACATATTACCGTGGATTCTTATTTGCGCCTCATTTACAAAAGCTGTCACCTACATTAGACGAACGTCGTCCACGTGGTATACGCATGCAAGTTTACAAAGCGTATGACGCTGGGTTAGTAGAGTTAATACAAAAGAAGCATGGCGACTTTGATTATGAATACATGGCGGTAAGAAAATGATTGACATAATAATGTTTTTGATCATACCCATTAAGATCGCTATAGCACTTTACATTACGTATCACATTTATGCATGGGTGTTAGGCTTATGACAGCGATAAAAGAAGTTAGTGTGCGTGACGAATTAAAACGTGCAGAAGATGCATTTTACGATGCCATGTTTGTTGAAGACGAAGAAAAAATGTTAGCAGCAAATTATGCCATTGTTTATTACCAATCATTTGATGGGCATTATTGCCCGGAATACCCAGGTTTTTAAGGAGGAGAAATGAAACTGATAGAAGCTGCAGTGAAGATAGACAAAATACTGCGTGAATCAATTGATAAAGGTTCTGGTTTTTATGATACGTTAAGTAAGATAAAAGCTGTGAAAGTACATGGCATGGAGTTTACCAACTCCATGTTACTAGAAGTCATGTTAGAGTATGCTAAAAACTTTTCTGATTTTGTGAAGACAGAAGAAGATATACAGGAGATGTTTGATAAAGCAGAATCTAGTTGGAATAAAAAATTTAACTAATGGACATTAATAGTGTACCAAAGGTGACTATTACGTGGCTCGATGCCCGTGATATGGAAACTGGTTGGCTTGATATTAAAGAAATTGTAAACGCTCCATTGGCCGTCTGCCAGGAAACTGGCTGGATGGTCGTGAATAATAAAGAGAAGGTAGTGATTATGAGATCTTGGTGCGTGGACCGGGACGATAACCATGGTGGTGGGGCAATAGCAATACCTCGTGGTTGGGTAACAAAAATACAATATTTACAGGAAACACATGCAGACGTACGAAATTAATTTATGGTTAGATAAAAAGGTAATAGAAAAGATAGTAAAGCAATTTGAGAAAGATGAAGATGTCATGGAGTATATCAAAGCTAATTTTGATACAGCTCCTAGTCCAGAGTTTCCTTCCTTAGACCCAGATCGTGGTTATACCAGGCCTAAAGCTTCTAAATATATTATCACATGGGCTAAGGTCCATACATATGTTAGAAAGAAAGGTCCAACTAGAATACAGTTGACAGAAGAAGAAAAGGAAATACAGAAGACTCTTGAAGCATCAATAACTAAAGAAGCCATTGATGAATGGGGTCAAAATGAAATGCTACGTGAAGTAGAGAAAGATTATTGGAGTCACCCAGATGCAACAGGCCTTGAAGAAAAGAGATAGACAAGGGTTAACACCCAAACAAAAGAAAGTGTACGACATTATAAAAGCCTTTATAAAGCAGAATGGTGTGTCACCATCTTACGAAGAGCTGAAACAGCTTATGGGGTCAAAATCTAAGTCACATGTACATAGTTTTGTACATCAATTAATAGAACGTGGATGGTTAGGAAAAGGAAATGGCAGAAATCGGTCAATTTATATTTTGTAATGTGTCACCTATAGTGGTATATTTGCTAAAAAGTTTTTTTTATTTTGTTACCGGGAACCAAACTGGTGCCACAGTGACACAATTGGTGATTAAACTATATAATTCAATGACTTATGTTGTGGCACCTATGTGTCACTACTCTAGACGACGCAAGGCACTTTTTTGTTTTTTGGAAATAAAAATGAGTAAAAACTCAACTATACTGCGAGGTTTAGCATGGTAGATAAAAGAATTAGTAGTGCCACAAGTGGTGCCACAAATATGGCAAAAAAGTATCCAATCAGAGATGATGGATTGACAGACAAACAACGTATATTTGTACAGATATACACAGAGAACGAAGGAAGGTTGACACCTACAGAATGCGCAAGACAAGCTGGATACAAAGAAGACAGAGCAAATACAACTGCATCAGAATTATTGAATGGCAAACGCTTTCCAAAAGTAGTAGAAGCTGTGCTTACAAGAAGAGCAGAGATTGAGAAAACACATGAAGTCAAACTCAACAAGCATGTCCAGGAGTTGGCAAGATTGCGTGAGAAAGCTCTTGGTGAGAAGTCCTATAGTGCTGCTGTTAATGCTGAGCGCTTGCGAGGGCAAGCTGCAGGATTGTACATCGATAGAAAAGAGATCAGAACTGGTAGTATTGACTCTATGTCTAGAGAAGAAGTTTTAAAGGCATTGAAGGAAGTTGGATTAGGAGGTAAGTTTGAAAAGAACGGAGCAGGAACAAAACTATCAATCGAAGAGGAATCCAATAGCCAAGTCATTAAAGACATCACGCCAGTGGAGTCAAAAGATAATCAAGAGCAAGAAGAAGTATGACCGTAAAGACGGAAACAAATTTTTGGAAGACTTTAAAAAAGTATTTAGACAGTGGTAATTACATATCATCAAGGCTAGAAAGTTACGTTACGCCAGGATTCCCAGATTGTTTGGTTTATCACAACAAGACAGGATTCTTTACACTAGAATTAAAGGTCGTAAATAGTAGTACCAAAGTGGTACTATCTCCCTTTCAAATTGCCTGGAATTCACGTCATGGAATAGCAGGAGCACAGTCATATATCTTGGTTACCCTGCCTGACAGAGGCGAGGTCAAAATGTTTCATGGGTGCAAAAGCGTGGAGCTCGGCCAAAAGACCGTGGACCAAGTGCCTGGGCTGTACGAAGGACGGCTCATGGATCTCGATTTTTGTCAAGTCATTTCAAACTCCCAAACTCCCTAATATAAACTAAGTTGTGGACAAGCTGTGGATAACTCGCCGGCCAGGCGCCGGGCGCCCGGTGCGCAGCTGGGGGATTAAAGCTCCCCGAAACTCCTTAAAAACTCCCGAAAACTCCCAAAAAAATACCCTGACCCAGCGGCCGGGATCACCTGCTGCCCGGATGCGCAGCGGGCCCAGCAGTCAAACTCCGAAACTCCCGTAAAAAAACTAAGGTTTCTGCCATTTTTGTTCTCCATCTGCTCAGGTTACACCGGGCGCGCCCGCTGGTCTTCTGCGTGCAACCTTTGGAATAAAATCCGCAGAAAACAGGGAAAAATTTTTGACTTCCATCTTGACTTTCCAGGAAGCAGGTGTATGTATATACCAGGCCGGGACATCTCATAGAGGCCTGAAGAATTAGAAAGGACGGAAATGCTTGATTTTTTACTAGGGATCTTACTTCCCCTGAAGCTCCTGCTGCTGGGCTACGCTGCGTGGCAGCTGCTGCACTGGCTGTTGTAGCTGCTGCGCCAGCCAAACTCCGAAACTCCCCAGCTTAATTATTAAACTAATAAGGTCCGTGGTTCTCGGAGCTGGGAGGCCGGGCGCCCGCCGGGCTGAAACAGGCTGGTAAATTTTATTACTTCGCACTTGTCATCAAACAGGATGCATGATATAACTGCAGATAGAAAGAGAAAGGACTACTATGATTCGTTGGAATAAATGGACAGAAGAATATACATATACTTATGAATGGGATAATGGAGTATGGAGACTTATCCACAAGAAAAGAAATAAACCCATTGTGTCATGGTTTGGAAAGATGTATAGTATGTTTAGTTAGATTCTGAATCCGATTAGAAGTATTGCAATCGTCTAACTAAGAGGCAAGATAAACGGAGTTATTCGGCTCTTGCCTCAAAACTCCAAACTCCCGAAACTCCCCGAAACTCTTATGATATTATATAACCACGTCTTGACCACACGCCCGGGCGCCCGCCGGGAGTTCCTGCTGACGCTAACCCATTTGTTTCCCGGGCATAAAAAAAGGGCGATAATAATATCGCCCTCATCAACCATATAATTGTAGGTATATGTTACATGGTTAAACCCATTCTCTTTAAGACATATCCGACCTCGCTTTGTAAATGGTGTATTAAGTCTGCTCTATTGTCTTTATCTTCTGCAACCCATTCAATGACTGCATTACATAGAACACCACTTATTAACTTCCAATCCATGCTATCTTTTTGAGGCACTTTACTTATTAGTTCTTCTACATTACCTAAAGTAGCTTGGCTCTTGGAATACTCTAACACCTCTTGAAGAAGAGGTGTAACATCGACATTGTTAATAGTTTTTGTTGGTACGATATCGTTAGGCATGAATTTCCCACTCCCCAACTTCGTGACCATTGACTTCAAATACAGTTTCAGGGTTTACGTTCGCCCATCTTCTGTGTACTTGGTCAATACCATTACCTATTCTATAAACTAAGACATAGTTCTCATGCTCAGTTACATTACTAGGAACTGGATTGTTAGTGTGTCGCCAAGCGTTACTACCTAAGATACCTCTCTTAACTACTGACACTTCGCCTTTGTTGTTAAACCATTTGCAAGAGAACATCTTGTTCTGTCCTACCATGGTCTTGAATTCTGACTTTGTCATATATACCTACTTTCTATTTATTATTACTTGTACCATAAGTTAGTAATCCTTGTACTACTAATTGCATTATGTTGTGGATAACCTGTGGATAAGTCGGCCGGGACATTAAGACGCATGCGACAAGATGTCGCACCCGGCGCCCGGGAACTCTTGCGGCTCACTCCTTCGGAGTTCGCCGCCCGGTAACTACGCGACGACCCATCCCCCCCTTTTTGTATCTAACATCCATATAGTGCTGCGTTACACTGTTTGAGAGTGACAATATGCTACAAAAACGTTATATTGGAGTTTCAAAAAAATTTTTGCAAAATGGAAAACATTTCAGAGTTAGAATCTTTAGATACCAATACACTTAAACTGTTGCTTAAAGACGCTATGGATAAAAAGCGTGATATAGCACAAGGTGATTTTTTAAAATTTGTCAAAGAGGTTTGGCCTGATTTCATTGAAGGCAAGCACCATAAAATTTATGCAGAAAAATTAAATCGTATTGCAAATGGTGAGCTCAAGCGTTTGATTGTTAATATGCCTCCTCGACATACAAAATCAGAGTTTGCATCTAATTTGTTTCCTGCATTTTATATGGGCCGTCATCCAAAGGCCAAGCTTATACAAACGACACACACTGGTGAACTAGCAATCCGTTTTGGACGTAAGGCTAAGAACATGATAGAATCATCAGAATATGAAAAAGTATTTCCAACAGTTACACTTGCAGCTGACTCCAAGGCTGCTGGACGTTGGGAGTCAAATCATGGCGGTGAGTATTTTGCTGCTGGTGTTGGGGGTGCTATTACTGGTCGTGGTGCCGATTTACTTATTATTGACGATCCTCATTCTGAGCAGGATGCTCTCTCGCCAACCGTTTTAGATTCACACTACGAGTG